CAACAGCAAATAGTTATCAGACTTTAGCTGCCGCACAAGCCATTATTGATGGTTTGGTAGAAGATGATGATGTTGTTGCATGGTCTAGCGCTACAACAGACCAAAAAAATAGAGCTTTAGTTACAGCGACAAAAAGAATTGATAGAGAAAGGTTTATAGGAGCGAAAGCAAAACAAGATCAAGCGCTTCAATGGCCAAGACAAGGAGTACGAAAGCCAGATACATTTACCAGCACTTATACAAGCGGGTTCCCATATCGTATTACAACTGATTACTATACAGAAACAGAAATACCACCAGAGGTAAAAGAAGCACAAGCAATATTAGCAGTTTACTTAAACAACAATAAAGATGGATTAGGATTATCAGGTCTAGAAGATTTTAAGAATATAAAAATTGGTAGTCTAGAGGCAGAACCAAATTTGTATGGTGCTGTTGGTGCAGATCGAGTACCACCACTATTTGAGCGCTATTTCACTGGCCTCAGAATTAGTGGACCCGCAAACGTATCTATTAAAAGGAGTTAACTATGAGCTACTATCCAGCAGCAGTTATTTTGAACGACACAAGCACAGTTACTGGTCGATTTGGCTGTATCAAAGCGCTTAAAGATTCTGTTATAGCAGAAATAATTGCAGAAAATATAACTGGCGATCTAACGGCATTAGATTTTAAGTCTAACTGCGCTATCGAAGGTGTTATTACTAGCATAACATTAACTAGCGGTACAGTTATTGCTTACAGACTCTAATGGGAATTGCATCAGGTCTAAAAAAGGCTGCAAGTAAGGGCTTTATTAAACTAGGTGGTACTGTAACCATAAAAAGAGAAACTAACAGCGCTTACGATCTTCAAAAAGGAGAAGTACATAAAAATATAACAACAAAAACAGTGCAAGGTGCAATAGAAAACGTGGTACAAAGGGAAGTCAATGATTTAGTTACTGCACAAGATAAAAAACTAACAATATCTGCTGGTGCTATAGATTTTGTGCCTCAACCAAAAGATTTTGTAATTATTGCGTCTATCGAATACAAAGTCATACAAGTTGATACGAACGAAGTACAAGGCGAGCCAGTTAGTTTTGAATTGTATTTGAGGGGATAGATTATGATGATAATACCACCAGAAAGAATAGGCGGTCACATGGAGTTCCAAATAAACCAGCTTCTAAGAGCTGTTGTAATTGAAAGTGATTCACGAGTCAAACTAGGTAGTCCAGTTGATACAGGTAGATTTAGGTCTGATTGGCAAATTGGAGAAAATGAAGCTAATGCAGTTCCTAATATAAATGGTGGGTTCTCTAAGTCTATAACTCCACCAAAAGGGACTAATTACTCCGCTGGCTTCGATGAAAAGATTGGCAACGTTTATCATATTCACAATAATTTACCCTATGCAGAGGCGCTTTCAGGGACAGGTCAAGGTATTCCAGCGTCGTGGAAATCCGCAGGTATTTCAGGAAGCAAACAAAATCAAGGCGCTTGGGTTGATGTAATTTCTAAAGACATGACTAATTGGGCTGAAACTGAATATACAAAAATATTGAGGAGAACATAATGTCTGCTATTGATCTGAACGCTGTTAGACAAACTATTGAAGGTCGTCTTAATGACGAGTTAAACGAAGCACCAATAATACCAGTAGTCTTTGCAAATCAGAGTTTCGACCCTGATGCTAACAATAGTTTTGTTCAGTGTATATTAGCTTTTGGAGAAGATGAATTTTTGAGTCTAGGTGGTACAACTGATTCAAGTAATAGACTTACAGGTGCTGTTACAATAAATATATTTACTGAGCAAAACATAGGTGCTGGCAGTAACTATGTTATTGGTAAAAGAATACGCGATTTGTACAACCGACAAGTCGTGTCAGGAGTTGCATTCGACCCTGTTATTGGACCAACTCTAATAAATAATCCTGTACCTGAAGGATTTTTCCAAACCCAAATTAGAATGACTTTTGAGGCTTATGAGGACTTATGACTGAAATCACTGAAGAAATGCTTGACGTTATCGAAAAGGTAAAAGGCAAGCGCAACCCAGCACTCTGGGATCCACGTTGTAAGCAGTATATGGCTGCTCAACAATCTAAGAAAAAATCAACTACTGTTAATCCTAAATCTTAGGGTTAATATGTAGACAATTACCCAAATTTTAATCATGACATTTTTTCGTGGTGAAGAGGGTTCAGTTAAGTTTAAGAATGCCTCTGGTACAACAGAAGCTATTGTTAGTACTAGAAACTGGTCTCTCACTGTAAATAAAGAGCTTTTAGAGTGTACCGATCATGGCGACACCTCTAGAGCATATGTAGGTGGATTAATCTCTGCTACTGGAAGTGTGGAGCTTCTCTATACTGCTGCTTCTGGTAACGAAACAGAAAACTTTGTAGAAGATTGTCTTGTTGCAGAAGATGCGGGAGACGCACAATTCGAGTTATTTCTTGATACGTCAGGCACTAAAAAACTTTCTTTTGCTGGAATCGTTACAAGTACAGACTTTAGCGCTAACATAGGAGACTTAGAAACCATTACAGTATCATTTACCTCAAATGGTGCCATTACTTCTGCTGTTTAACTTATGACAACAAATCCTCGCACAGTTGACCTATTAACAACCGCTTTTGACGTTAGGCAAAGACGACACTACGAACTAAAAAATGAAGCTGGTGTAAAAGTAGTCGACTTATATTTTAGACCTTTGACAAGGTCTGACAGAATCGCTGCAAATGCTGCTACAAATAGTGCAGACGCACTAGCGATTAGTACGCGTTTGTTATGCCAACTTGCTGAATTAGAAAATGGTACAAAGGCTTTTGCTTTAGCTGATGCACCTAAACTACAACGCGAGTTACCAGAAAAGATACTAAACGAATTAGAATTATTCTTATTTGGTTTAGATAATCAACCTGAGTTAGGCGAAGCAAAAAACGCTTAGAGCAAGATAGTTGGCTTAATTTTGAGTTTTTCTTATCTTGCGAACTAGGTATGACAGTTGGAGAACTTAGGACAAGATTGACTGACAGAGAATTTATTTTTTATGCAGCTTATTTTGAACTAAAGTCAGAAAGAGAAAAGCGACACATTGAGGAATCAAAGTCTCGATCTCGTTAATTAATCAGGCAAATTTGTGGCTATTTCAAATATAGACCTTAGAGTTAATTCCCAAAATGCAGTTAGGAATTTACGACAGGCACAAACAGCATCAAATCAATTAACTAAAAGTGTTGGCGGTTTAGGTCGTGCATTTGGATTATTAACTGGTGGGTTATTAGTAGCAGGCGCTGTAAGAAATTATTTTAAAGGTTTTAATGAAGCGGAAAGAGCAAGAACAGCGGTAAAAACATTAGGAGTAGATGTAAATAATTTATCGAGTAATCTTTTACATCTAAGCAATAGACTAGAGGGTGCTTATTCACAAACAGAATTATTAGCAGCTAGTTATGACGTTGCTTCAGCTGGTTTTACAAATGCTGCGGACGCTGCACAAGTATTAGAGGCTTCAGCGCTTGGTGCTGTTGGTGGTATGTCTGATTTAGGTACTGTTTCAGATGCTGTAACGAGTGTTTTAAACTCTTACGGAATGGAAGCTAGTAAGGCTAATAAAATTGTAGATGGATTTATACAAACACAGAATGATGGTAAAATTATCGTTGACCAATACGCTAGACAGATTGGTAGGATTGCACCTACTGCAAAATCTGCTGGTATTTCGATAGACGAATTAAACGCGGCTATATCTACAATTACTGCGCAAGGTGTTCCAGTAGAACAGACATTTACAGGATTAAATCAGGCAATCGTATCAATATTAAAACCATCAGGACAAGCTGAAAAAATAGCGAAACAATTAGGAATAGAATTTAATGCAGCTGCACTAGAGTCAAAAGGATTCGAGGGAGTATTGTCAGATATTGCTGCAAGTAATGCAACTACAGATCAATTAGCGAAATTATTTGGAAGTGTTGAAGCTATGAAAGCAGTATTTCCATTAATTAATGACGATCTTGTCAAATTTAACCAAAATTTATTGAATCAAGCTAACGCATCAGGAGTTGCACTAGATGCAACAGACGAGTTTCAACAAACTTTATCTCAACAATTTGGAAATCTAATTAATATTGTGGGTAACTTAACAAGAGTTTTAGATCTGGCTTTGGGACCAGCATTACAAGATATTTTAGGAACAGTTAGTGACATTGTTAGCGGGTTTGCTGAAGCGGTTTCCTTGATGACAGATATCCAATTAGGAGAGGCGTATAGACAATTAGCCTTAGCAGGTAGTGACATTACTTTAGGTTCTCCATTTTCAGGTATCGCAAGCGATATAGCAGGGCAAGGTAAAGGTCTTAATAGACTGCAAACTGCTGCGCAGGGTATAAATCCAATGTCTGCAACCAGTATTCAAGAGCTAGATAAGATGAGAATATTAATAAATAAAATTGATAATCAAGCAAAGAGAATAAGACCTAATAATCCTAATGCACAAAAAGCGTCTGAAGTTATAGCAACAACAGGTAATTTATTGTTACTAATTGGTGAAAGGGAGGCAGCAATTTTAGCTACAAAAACTGCAGTTGACGACACAGAAGATAAAACCAATAAAAAAGTAAAAGACAGATTAGATTTATTAGACCAACTTACACAAAAATATGGCACAGAGTACGACGCATTATTAGAAATAAACGAACTATACAAAAATATTGGCATGTCAATTAGAACTGGCATGGTAGATGCAATAGAAGGAGCCATAAATGGCACTAGGACTCTAGGAGACGTGGCTAAAGGCGTCTTTCAACAGATACAGAGGTCTTTGATTCAATATGGAGTTAATGCATTTCTGGGTAGCTTAGGAGGTGGTCTTGGTAAATTCTTTAGTTTAAGTGGTCGTAGTGCTAATGGTGGAGCTGCTATAAGAGGTTCTAGTTATTTAGTAGGGGAAAGAGGTCCAGAGATATTTACACCAAGTTCAAGCGGAATGGTTAGCCCTAATATCGGAGGCAGTACAAGTGTCGTTGTTAATGTAGATGCTTCAGGTTCAAATGTTGAAGGAGATAAAGATAGAAGTCGTGAACTTGGTCGAGTTATTGCCGCTGCGGTACAATCTGAAATAATAGAGCAAAAAAGAGCGGGAGGTTTACTTGCTTAATGGCTACTTTTGATGATAATACTGTTGGTACTTCCGCAGGTGGTACTACACCAACTTATGGGCAACAAAAAAGGTCTGCACCAAATATAAGAACTATAAGATTTGCTGATGGTTTTGAACAACGCATACTTTTCGGCATAGCAGAACATCAAAATCCAAAAGTTTTTAATTTAACTTTTGAAAAATCACAGTCAGATGCGCAAAAAATAGAAGACTTTTTTGACGCGAGAGCTAAACTTAATTTTGAAAGTTTTGATTACCAGCCTAAAGGTGAGTCAAGCTCATCAAAATTTGTTTGCGAATCATGGAGTAAATCAATACCATATTTAAACAGAGCAACAATAAAAGCTACTTTTAGGGAGGTATTTGAACACTCATGACTACAACTGTATGGTCTGCCAGTGCTAGTTTGTCGTTGAATACAATAGTTGCACCTACAGAAAGTAATAGGGTTGCTGGTTTATTTTTTAAAGTAACTGTTGCTGG